GTTGAGTTACTTGAACGCGAAGAAGAGTTTGAGATATATGAGTTTGAAACTAAAGAGGAAGCAGAGGAGTTTCTTGAAACAATACTTGAAGTAGAAGAATACCTAGAAGAACTAGAAGATATTGAGATAGAAGAAATTGAATTAATAGAGATACCTGAAGATATAATTATAATTATAGAGGAACAAATAGAAGAGGAAATAATAGAAGATGAGTCTGACAAAGAGATACTACGAGATGACATTGATACAGAAGATACAATTCAAGCAGAGGAAATTTTGGTTGAGCCAGTACAGGAAATTGAAGAGGAAGATACAGGCAGAGGATTCTTTAAAACAGAAGAAGTTATTGAACTGACAGAGGAAGAACTGCAAGAAGAAGTTGCAGAGATAGAAGAAGCTATTGAAGAGATTATCGTTGTAGATATTCCTGAAGTAACTGAAGAAGAACTAGAAGAATACACAGAAGAGGAGTTGGTAGAGTATGAAGAAGCAAAAGAAGAAGCTATACAAGAGTTTGTACAAGAACTTGAAACCGAAGAAGTAATAGAAGTTATTGAGGAAGTTAATGACATAGGTGTACAGAACCTAGAACAAGTATCAGAAGAGGTACAAGAGATAGTCCAGGCAGTAGTTGAAGAAGCTATTGAGGAAATAGAAGAACTTACAGAAGAACAAGTAGAAGTTGTTGCTGAAGTATTACAAGTAAAAACAGAAGATGTTGAGATAATAGCTGAAGCTGTTAAAGAAGATGAAGTCGTAGCTGAAGCTGTAGAAGAATATGTAGAGAGAGCTGTAGAGAACGCAGATGTAGAAAACTATACACTTGCTGATGTTGTTACAGAGGTACAGTATGAATCTTTTATTGAAAATCCTATAGAAACTTTTGTCGATTTAGATTTTGAAGGAGTAACAATAGGTAACATAGGGGATGACATGACACAAGACCAAAAAGAAAAAGCACAAGAGGTGGTAGTGCCAGTTATTTTGACTAGAATAGCTAGTATGGCAGCTTTCGTATTTAGGAGAAGTCTATGATAAAGAAGTTATGGACCTGGTTTATAGCAGCAATAAAAGAAACATTAAACCTTAGTTGGACTTTGGTTGGTTTAGTTATTGCTACATTAACACTTACCGGTTCTGCACAGCAAGTTACAGGATTAGCCACTATAATTACATTAGCAATTTGGTTACTTACAATTAGCTTTAGAGATTAATTATGGGTTATTGGGGTGACACAAAACAATGCAGTTGTAATTGCAACTGCAAGGAAGGTGGAAAAGATGAAACTAACAGTAGTTAGAACACAATTTGGAACAGATGCAACGAATGGGTTGCTATTTATAGATGGTATTTTTGAGTGTTATACACTAGAGGACCAGTATCAAGCAGTAAAAGTTATGCACGAAACTTGCATACCTGAAGGTATATACGATATTAATTTTAGAAAAACAGGTGGCTTTCATGCTAAGTATTCAGAGAGATACAAGAATGCACACTATGGAATGTTACACATACAAGATGTGCCTAACTTTACCTACATATTGATACACACCGGTAACACTGATGAACATACATCCGGTTGTTTAATTGTAGGAGAAACACAACAGGACTTAGAAGTATCTAAGGATGGATTTATAGGCAGCAGCACTGTGGCGTACAAAAAAATGTATGCAAAAGTAGCAAAACAGTTACTACAAGGTAAACCAGTTAGCATTGAATACACAACAATAAATAAACTAATGGATAAAGAAGTAGACAACAAAGCTAAAGACCACACAGTATTAGCTACCACAGTTTATGAAAAATTGCAGGAAATAAATGGAAATGTTTTAACAATTAAAGCAAAACTTAGTGGAAGGGTAATAGAATAATGTCAGATTTATTTGAAAAAAATAATAGAAAAAGAAACCAAGAGGGTAAGTTTAAGAAGGACTTATGGTGGACTCCTTGGAACGAAGCATGGAGTTACAAAATGAGTGATAACCTCAAAGATATGCTTGAACGAACTGCCTGGACCTTCATTGAAGCGTTCATAGGTGCATTAACAGTAGCACCTTTAGTTGGCGTAGAAGCTGAAACTATTCAGTTAGCTGCGTTAGCAGGTGGTGGTGCTGCACTAGCAGTTGTCAAGACATACGCTAAAAAACAAATATCTAAATAAACAATTTGTCTTCCTAGCTCTGTATAATGATATTGACAGGGCAAAGGAGGTATTATGCCTAAAGTACCAGAAGAATGGGGTAACAATTTCTATAAATCTGGATGGAAACCAGGTGTAGATATTAATGACCATACCGGTCAAGGTGAAATCACACATGTAGGAACAGACCCAAATTATAATAATAAGTTTGATGAGATACTCAGACAATGGGGTTACGACCCAAAACTATACGAAATTGAAGGTACAGTTAGGTCATCTTCATGGCAAGTTCAATTAAAAGGAGGAAGAACAGAAACATTCTTTGCTTTTAAAGGACTTGTAAAGAAGAAAAGACCTGGACATGACAAATATTTTCAAGCATTATTTAAACAAGCAGGTAAGAAACCACCATTAAAAGATAAAACACATGGAGGTGACACTGCTTTTTTGTTTTTTATGGCAGATTGGCAGCTTGGAAAAAAAGATTATGGTGTAGAGAACACTATCAAAAGATATGATATAGCACTACAAGATGCAGTAAACAGAATAAAAGAACTGCGTAAAACAGGTGTTATGATAAATGAAATCTATATGATTGGTTTAGGTGACCTTACAGAAAACTGTTATGGATTCTATGACAGTCAAGCATTTAATATTGAACTCACAATGATAGAACAGTATGCGTTAGCTAGGTCTATGATAATGAAAACCATAGAAACATTCCTACCTCATGCTGATAAGTTAACTTTGGCAGGAGTTCCTGGTAATCATGGAGAGGCTTCTCGTTCACAAAAAGGTCAAGTTGTTACTAATAGATTAGACAACACAGACACTATGCACTTACAGATATGTGAAGAGATAATGAAAGCTAATCCAGATAGATATAAGAAAGTATCTGTAGAAGTACCTGATGGATTCCATCAAGTACTAGATATTAAAGGTATAACTTGTGGGTTTAGTCATGGTCACATGAGTTCTGGCAGTGGGAATCCTGAAAATAAAATAGAGAATTGGTGGAAGGGTCAGATGTATGGATTTCTTCCTGCAGGTGAATGTCAGATTCTTATTACAGGTCACTATCATCACTTTCGTGCAAAGCAACAAGGTGATAGAACTTGGTTTCAATCTCCTAGTTTAGATAAGTCATTGGACTTTACTGCAAGAACTGGTATGTGGAGTCATCCTGGTGTGCTTACCTTTACAGTAAATAAAAAAGGTTGGGATAATCTTAAAATTCTGTAGGACATAGTGCTACAACTAAATACTATTGTCTTAGAATCAATCCTCAGAGGTGTAAATCCTCAGTGTTTATAGGCTTATACAGGTATTTCTTTGTATGCTTTTTTGTTACCTTGAAAGTCTAACTCTGGATAATACTTCATAGGTATGCGTGGGTCTATCCAATAGTCATACAATTTGTTATGGTCTATCCATACAGGTTCAGCATCCTTGTGGGCAAAGTACATAATTCCTACCTTTACCTCCTTATATTTAGAACCTTTGAAAGCCATCTCTTGTATCTTGTAATAATCTTCAGCTTTTAATTTGTTAGTTCCTTTGACCTCAATAAAAAATATAAAACCTTTACGCACAAGTATGTAATCTGGTACTAAAAGTATCTTTGTAGCATACCAAAACAAATCTAATTTATTTTCTTTAGGGTCAGTTCCTATTCTTAGATAGTTTTGATATTCTATACAACCATTGTCTTTAAGATATTGTTGCATAGCAAGGTCTGCCATATCTTCTCCAGAGTTTCTATCTTTGTATGAATCTGTGTATTTACTACCCATTAAAATGGTTTTCCATCTTCTCGTTCTTCTGTTGTAACAAATTTTTCCTTAATCATGTCTATCAACATAGCTTTATTTCTAATTCTTTGTTGCTCTAACATATCTATAACTTCATGGACATTACTTAAATTACAAGTTTCATCAAATGTATTTTTAGAACGAACAAAAGTCACCTTTACCTTGTATAAATCTTCCCATCCAAGATATATCTCTCCCTCTGCACTAGGTAGCATAAACTCTATGCCACCTCGTTCTTTGTCTATTGATTTAATTATCCAATCATTTGTATCAATTTCTTGCGAATGAAATATACGCAATAATCCATCAAAACCATAATTAGAAGGGGATTTCTGTTTGTTCTCCTCCTTGCTTTCCTGGTTTAAGGAGTGCGTGACACTCCCGGTACTCCCATTGGTAGATGTTTTCTTCTTTTGTTTGTTTGTATCTTTTTCCACAATATATATTTCCTTCCTTGTCACTGTAAGTAATATTTCCTAATTTCTTACAATCATATTCTTGTTTGCATTTAGTATCTGGTGCAGGTGGTATGTCAAAATTATGATTAGGGTATCTCTCCTTAATTCTTATAACTAATTTTTCTAAATTACCACCACCTGCTTGTTCTAAAGTCAAGAACCATCTTTCAATGACCAATCACCATCACTGTTTATCCAATCAAATACATTACCTTTATTTATTTGACCAGAAGCTAATGCTTGTTTAGCTTTAACTGCTAACGCATCATCTCCTTTGTCAATAGATTTAGCAACAGCTTGTTGAAATTTCTCTAACTGTTTTTCTGTTGGTGCATCACCGGGATTTTTCATCATAGGTTTTTCTTGAACATCTCCAAATACTTCTCCAACTAAATCAGAATTATCTGTTGTGTTGTTGTCTAACACTTTTAACATATCTTCTGCTCTAGTCATAAAGACATCCATGTTCTCATTAGTCCAGGACTTAATATCTTTGTCAGCTAAATTATTGTTTATTAATTCCTTGTAAGCATTCTGTTTTATTGTTTCTCGCAGTGCTTCATCTGGAATCATAGCTTCAAGTAATTGATTCAGTTGCTTACCAACATCTCCAGTTGTGTTTTTAGGTTCAACCATCTCATCAACTACCTTGTTCATAGCTTCTTGTTCTTGCTTAGTAGGTTTCTTTACTGGTTTCTTATCAACCTGGACCTTAGACATCTCTTCTCTGCTAGGTCTAGCTTTGTCAGAACCTTGATACTTCCAGTTAGCTAATGCACGACCAATAGCTGAGGTTTCACAATTTTCCATCCAGGCATCTGCGTTAGCAAATCCACCTTGCCCTTTAGTTTCTTGTGCTATACCTGTAGCTACCGGTCTTGCATCTTCTTCTTGTTTAAATACTTCTGCTCTAATAGTTACACAAGTTCCATCTTCGGTAATGTGTGCTATCTCTGTATTTATTCTTGCATCTGGATTATCTTTCCAAAATTTTTTTAATCTATCTTCTACTGTTTCATAATTATCTAAATTAAATTTAGGCATTAGTCTGTCCTCCTTTTTCAACATTGTATTTGTTAAGCACATCATAAACTCTCTGCCTAGTTAGGTTTAGTAATTGTCCTATTTTTATAGCTGAAAATCCATGCTTGTAAGCATGAACAATTACTTCATCTCTTTGGTCAAGTAATTTATTTACTGCTTGTTTTTTGTTTTCTATTTGTATTGTAAGTGTTGCTAATGATTCCTCTATCTGTTCTTCTTTTATAGTTTCTACTTCCATAGGAATACCATTTACAAAAGTTTTATTATCTATTATCTGAAATGTCATAATATTCTCTCCTTAATTTTTCTTCTTGATATAGTCTGTAATTACGATTAGTGTAGTCTGCTAACCACCCGGCTATTGTCCATGCACCTATTATATAAATAGGCAACGACAGTAAAAGCAGAACTAATAAATTATTCATCTTCATCACCTAATAATTTTTTTCTAATCTGGTCTTTTATTTCTTCTTCTTTCGCATTTCTGTATTGTTCTTTTGCTCTATGTAACCTTAACTCACTGTACATAAACCAAAAGGTTATTACTGCTATAGCAATTAAATATCCAAACAAAAACATTATTGCGAGTCCTTGCCATGAATACATTTACTCCTCCTTGTTTTTAATTATTGATTCTAAATATTTGTCTTGTGTTTTCTTAGGTAGCTTAGTCATAGATATAAACATCTGTGAATCGCATAGTGGTCCTTCATGTTCTAGTACCTCTTGCATACTATCTTTACCATAAATAATATTTAAACTCTCTACTGGTTCTAATGTATCTTTGTTTACAACTACATAATCAGTATCAAATAATTTCATTTACTCCTCCTCTTCTTTTGTAGATAACTGTTCTGCTATCTTCATAGTGTTTTCGTTATGGTCCTGGACAAATTCATCCAAGAGTTCTGCTAATCGCTTTGTGTTTAATGAAGTAAATACAATAGATTTCTCTACCTTTTGTCCTCCACATGCGTTAGCTAATTTTATTGCCCATGTCTTAATTGACTTAGGACTTTCAAATATATTAGGCATTTATTTCCTCCTCTTTATTCTTTTGTTTGTTTATTTAATTAGTAGCAGTTTCTATTTCAACTAACTTGACTATAAAAATACTACCAAAGTCTTTTAGTTCTCTAACTTTGCACTTTGCTTCATGCTCATTATCAAACTCAAATGTTTGTCTGCCTCCTGTTATAGCGACAGATTGCACCTGGTATATCATAGTGTTCTCCTATGTAATCCTTACTTTAATGCTACTAGGTTGTCCTTTTTATGCAAACTTCATTTTACTTATTTTATTTACACACGCATTTATTAATGGAATGTCTGCAACCAGTGTGGACTCTTACATGGGCTAGAGTATCGGCAACATAATCTCTACATAGTTTGCAATATTTATATTTAACTTTGTTCATATTTCTTTTATGGATATTTAATTTAAAATCTTCCGGTATTATTTTTCGCAAGGAGTTGTCCTCGCTATTCAAACAATAGAAATTTACAGATTTAGCATAAAAAAATGGTCTAGGTCTGGATAAGCATAAAGAGATTTCCAGACCTTAGACCATCACTAAGGGGGATGTATTAAGGTTGTTTAGTAATCCT